AAAAGATTACAAACGGAAACAAAATCAGATGGGTTTATCTCAAGGAAAATGAGTTTGGTTTTGATACGATAGGTTATAAAGGTTATGAAGACCCACCTCAAATTTTAGAATTAATTAAAACACACATTGACCATAAGAGAATGTTTGAACAGGCCATGAGTAAAAAGATTGGAATGTTCTATGAATCTATGGAATGGGAAGCTGTGGTTGATAAACAACAAAGTATTGAAAGATTTTTTTGATTTTGGGAATTCTCGTATATATGTATATATAGAGATAATAAATAATAACAATTAACAAATGGAGAAAAGGTTATGAATAAATCATCTTTATTAAGATTCATCGATAAATATACTCTCGGTGGTGAAATTAAATCTGTTAAGTGGGCTAGTGATGGGAAATCTCTATCTACAAGATTTATTTCTGGTGATAAATCATTAGTTGGAAATGTAAAACTTGACAACTTCAAAGATATCGCCCCATCAGAAGTTGGTGTATATAACACAACACAATTAGTTGCTCTTTTAAATATCTTAGGTGAGGATATCACTTTTGATTATAATAAAATGGGTGATAAATATGTGAGTGTAGATATGGCCGATAAAAATGGTACTAAATCAAAGTATATGTTAAGTGATTTGAGTGTTATTCCTACGGCACCTGATTTGAAGAATCTACCAAGTAAGTGGGATATTGAAATAGAAGTTGATAGTCATTTTATCAATACATTCATTAGTGGTAAAGGTGCTCTGCCTGATACCGATACATTTACAATTGCAAACTCAGATGGTAAAGTAGAAGTTATCATTGGTTTCAGTAATGTACAAACAAATAGAGTTACGATTCCTGTTGAGGCTAAAGAGATAGGACATTTCGATGTTGCCTCATTTAATGCAACTATGTTCGCAAGTATTTTGAATGCTAACAAAGAATGTAATAAAGCAGTTCTTAAAGTTAGTTCACAAGGTATATCAACAATTAGTTTTGAGATTGATGATTATCATTCAGAATATTATTTAGTTGCTTCACAACAAGTTAATTAAGGAGTTTTAATTGGCAAACAATATAATGGATAAAGCCCAATTGGCGGTACATAATGCCAATCGTCGTGGTAGTGAATTAGAAGATAAGGTGTGTACATATCTTAATAAGTACAACATTGGATATAAATATACACCAAACAATGGTATCGATTTTATTATCACAACAGAGTTTGGTATTGTTTATATGGATTGTGTATCCACTGGTGTTACTGGTAGTATTGATGAAAAGATACCTACTAAGATTAATAAGTATGTAGAGAAATATGGTCTTCAAGGTGGAGCAATACATATACTACATCCCTATAGTGGATTAAATGAAGTTGTTACGGAAAGTATTCGTTCTATGGAAAGATTACATGATATCGAAGTTCATATCTTGGATTGGTATGAGTTCGAAGAATTAATGGATGGTAACTTTAGACCTACTAAGAAACAAATATCCACTAACGCTTCGAAGTTTGCAGTTCCTAACACAAACGCAATAAGGGCTTTTTTCGATTTTACTAAATGTACTTAGAATATTTTGACAGATTCAAAGGTATGGAACCATATCTTAACATTAACCAACATGAATGGAACTACATAAAAGAAACATTCGATAAGGATGATGTTAAAGAAAGTTTGGCTAAGGTTGCTATGACCTATCCCATGCCATACGCTGAGATAACAGAAAGTGATGCTCATACTGAATTAAGGAAACTAAAAGGTATGAGACATAATGAAGTTTTAACTGAGGGTGAATGGTTTGCTCGTGAGGGAACAGAATATAAATACGATTTAACTTGGCAAGGTAAACAACAATACTTTCGTAGAGTTAATATTGGTAACAAAGCTAGTAATTATTTTCAACAAGAAAATAGATGGTCAGTAGATGGTTCAGTTGCACCAGGTCCGAAAAGAACTTGGGAGAGTGAGAAATTTATGACGAGTTTAATGGGTGCCGCTTACTCATTGAAATTACCTTACATTGATAAAAAGTATTTAAGAACTATGATTAGTTTAAGAAAGTATATTTGTTCTCAGTTTAAACCTAATGTGGCTAAAATATTATATGATAAATTAGGTAGTAAAAATATTTTAGATTTTTCAGCAGGTTGGGGAGATAGATTGGCTGGATTTTATGGTAGTGAAACTGGTGAGTTCTACATGGGAATTGACCCAAGAAAAGAAAATCATCCAATCTATAAGGAACAATCATCGTTCTATGAAAAACATCGTTCAATGTTTGAGGTAGAAAAAAAGAGTTTGTTTTTAGAATCACCAGCTGAAGATGTAGATTTTTCAGAATATGAAAATAAATTTGATACGGTCTTTACATCACCACCATACTTTAATGTGGAAAGGTATAGTTATGATGATACACAAAGTTGGGTGAAATACAAAGATATAACTGATTGGAATGAAAAGTTTTTACAGAAAACTTTGAAAAATTTATGGTGTTCTGTAAAAGCTGGTGGATATTTATTAGTGAATATATCTGATGTTTACACCAATTCTAAATGGAGTACGGAAAGAGGTTGGTTAGAAATATGTAATCCAATGAATGATTTCTTATCAACATTTCATGATTCAGAATATCAAGGTTGTATCGGTATGGAGATGGCTAAAAGACCAAATAGTGGTGGAGCTGGAACAGCTAAATCAGAGGATTACAATGAAGAAACATTACAAAAAACAAAGGAAACAAAAGATAAAAGGTTTTGTGAACCAATATGGGTTTGGAGAAAAATATGAGTGAAATTAAAAATACATTATGGGTAGAAAAGTATCGGCCGTCAACACTTGACAGCTACATAGGTAACCAACACCTACGAAGTAAAGTCAAGGTCTATATCGAGAGTGGAGATTTGCCACACCTTTTACTATACGGACGTGCTGGTACAGGTAAAACCACTCTCGCCAAATTACTTGTTAATAATATAGATTGTGATTATCTATACATAAACGCATCTGATGAGAATAGTGTAGATGTTGTTCGTGAGAAAGTAAAGAACTTCGCATCAACACTTGGGTTTGCTGAGATGAAAGTTATTATCTTGGATGAGTGTGATTACATTACACCAAACGCTCAAGCTGCACTTAGGAACTTAATGGAAACATTTAGTAAGAATTGTAGGTTTATATTGACTTGTAATTATGTGGAAAGAATAATTGACCCTATACAAAGTAGATGTCAATCATTTCAGATTATTCCACCAGATAGAAAAGAAGTAGCAGTTCATTTAAATAGTATCTTAACAAAAGAGGAAATTAAATCTGATATCAATGATATAGTTACTATTGTTAATAGTGGGTTTCCTGATTTAAGAAGAGTAATCAATGCCGCACAAAGACAAGTGGTTGATGGTAAGTTAGTTATCGATGAGGGGATGAGTATACAAAATGATTATAAATTACAAGTGTTAGAAATATTAAAAACACAAGACAAAAAGAATTCGTTTAAAAATATAAGACAACTATTGGCAGATTCAAAGGTAACAGATTTTAGTGATTTGTTTAGATTGTTATTTGATACAGTCGATGATTGGGGTAGAGGACATGTGGCAGAGTGTATATTAGTTCTTGCTCAGTATCAACAATCAGATGCCGTAGTGGTTGATAAAGAGATTAATATTATGGCAATGTTCATAGAAATAATAGGGAAGATAAAATGAGTAAAGGTAGAACAGGAATACACAAACAAGGTGGATTGGATGTACAAGGTGATAAAAGAAAATATCAAGAACCACCACAGCAGATAGATATAGGGGATACAGAAACTATAGTTTGTGAAAAGTGTGGAAACGCATCTTTCATACAATCATTCTTTTTGAAAAGAATATCACCATTAGTATCACCAACAGGTAAAGAAGCAATTGTACCAATACAAGTATTCGCTTGTGGTAATTGTGGTTCAATACCAAAGAATATGATGAGTCAAATTGCAGAACAATAATGGTAATTTATTGTGATAGAGAGGATTCAATAACATCTGATTTTTGTCCTGATTTTGATGGTGAGTGGTATCATTTACAAGATGAAATAGATACTTTTAATAAAAATATCAAATGGAATGGAATGTGGGATGTTGATGAGGCAAAACATAGACTGAATAATAATTGGAAATTAGTTGTATTCAGACCTACAGATGGGATAAAAGGTTGGGTATGGTTAGATGAGAATAAAAAAGAGTTATCTAATCTTTGGGTTAATCCTATTTATAGAAACAAAGGAATTGCTGTAGAGTTAATGAATTCCATTCACAGACATTGTCAAAAATGGGAAAGATGGTGGTCTCAAATAGAAGATTGGAATATTGCATCTCAAAAAGTTGTTTTAAAATGTGGGTATAAAATACTATTATAAGATATTTATAGGTAGGAGAAAATTATGTCAGTTATCAATTACTCACAAAAAACTACAATAGAAAATCAATTAAAAGAGGTACAGAATACCATGACGGGTAGTGCTGGTGGATGGCCATCAGATACTCATGCTGGTTTTGTAAATGGTTTCGATTTCGCAATCCAAAGTGGTAGTGATGATTTAAAGATATATGAGTATAATACAAATGTACATATAGAACAAGCTGGTAATTTATTTTCAAATCTTTGGACTGATATTTCAAACTATGTAGTATCTAAATCTTACAATAGTGTGGTGGTTTATGGTTCATATGATTTTGGACAATATAATCCACCTGAAGCAAAACAAAGTACAATATCAGCCAGTTTCGCTCAACATAATATAAGTTCTTCATTTAATTATAGTGGACATAGTTCAGAGTATTTATCCATGAGAGGTGATGCAAGTCACGATAATACTTTTCATCTTTTCATAACATCACCAACACATACTGATGATAATATACACAAAATGGTTTCTTGTTCTTATGATAAAAGAGATTTCAGAACATTCTTAGGTGATAATCATCCAAGTTATTTAATATCCACTTACACCACATCATCTAAAGCTCAAAAAACTGGAGTGTTAGAGTATCCTGATTATGTATTAAAAAACTATAATAGAGATGCATCAATCATGGGATTTGAGGGTGGTGGAATTATAGAGTTTAATAGTTACTTATCAAATATGGAGGGCCATACTATATCAGGTTCTTATACAGGTGAAGATGGTGAAGATATTTGGTGGTATGAAAATGTTTATCACTCAAGTAGTATGTCTACATTATATGAGGCATCAGTAACGAGTGGTACAGAAGCTTATACTGAAACATTTGTGATTAGTTCTGGAAGTTCAGAGGGTGATAGAAGATATTTAGGACAGGGTAGAGTTATATTTCTCACAACACCAGATTCACACATCACTTTAGGTTCAGCGTTTAATAGTAAGTTTTCATTACTAAGACCACCTAATGGTGAGTTTGACCAATCAACACAAACTTTGAATTATAATTGGAAACTAAGACCATTTGAAGGTCCATCTACACCAGAGGGTGCAAATATTAGAATGTATGATGGTAGTACTAAAGTTGTTGAAAATGTACAAGTAGGTGATGTAGTAAAATCATATCAACCGATTGGAATGCCAGATTCAGATTTAAATTATTTAAATTATAGTGTTACAGACTTATCAGGTAGTTTTGCTAGTGGTTCAGTAGTTGTAAGTAAAAGTTCTCAAAATCATAATCTATATTATCTTGTTAACAACACTTACAAAGTTCCACAATTAGGGACTGTTTTTGTAGATAGATTAGGATTAGGTGTTTTCCAATTCGTTAAAGGATATCAATTACAAAATGGTGATAAATTATTTAATCAAGATGGTTCATGGATAGAAATAACAAGTGTTAGTGAAGTGAACCAAAACCAAACATTCTATTCTTTAGATGTTGAAGATATTGATACATATTTTTCTTCAGATATATTAGTTCACAATTTACCTAAAAAGAATTAAGAGGTGTGAATGAAAAAAAATGATAGGTTTCAGTTTGTTATATATCGAGAAAATTTTCTAAGAGATGACCAATGTGATAAATTAATTCAAGCTCTTGATACAGAAAAGTTAAAAGAGGGAGAATTAGTTGGTAACTACGAAGATAGTATCATCAATAAAAATGTAAGACAAACACTCAACATTGATTTTCATGATGAGAATCTTTTCGTTAAAGTAAATAACGCAATCAAAATAGCCAACGAACAATATTTTAATTATGATATTGATAGTATAGATACACTTAGATTCTTAAAGTATGGAATTGGTGGAACTTACAATTGGCATACAGATTATGGTAGACATGAATGTTCAATGAGAAAACTAACAGCTATCATTCAGTTAAGTAATAGTGATGATTATGAGGGTGGAGATTTTGAGTTTGGATTAACTGATAAAGAGGGTAATGATTTAATTAAAGGTAAAAGAAGTAAAGGTTGTTTATTGGTGTTTCCATCATTCTTATCACACAGAGTTACACCAATTATAAAAGGTACAAGATATTCAATTATAACTTGGATGGAGGGTGATACATTTAGATGAAAAATTTATATGTACAAATACCATTATTAGATGATGGACAATGTTTAGGTATTATTAATGAAGTAAATGCCTTTGAAGATATTGTTGGTGGTTGTGTAGTTGATGATTCAGCTGAAGAGAGAGAAAACCACATGATTGATTCTATTAGAAAAACAAAAGAAAGTTATTTATTAGAACAACCAAATGATTATAGAAGTAATCCAATGTTAGATTGGACTTGGTTACAAGATAAAATGTATACTATGGTTAAAATTGTTAATGAAAAATCATTCCAATTTCATATTGATAAACCAGAGGGTGAATTAAAATACATACAATATGATACAGGTGACCATTATACTTGGCACATAGATATGAATCCTACTGATGGTCAACAAAGAAAACTCACAGGTATTATTATGTTAAATGATGATTATTTAGGTGGGGATTTACAATTTGGTATGAAAGATAAAGATGAAAAGTGGATATCAGTACCCAAGAAAAAGGGAACGATTACTATTTTTCCATCAATTTTATCACATAGAGTTTCACCTTTAGAAAAAGGTACGAGATACTCAATACAAGAATTTTATTTAGGTAATAGTTTTGTTTAAAGAAAACAAAGATTTCAAATGGAGTGTTATTAAAGATAATTTCTTAACACAGGATGAATGTGATAAATTGAAATACCACATCAAAAATACTTGTGAAAATCTTGGAGAAATACCTGAGGGTATAAAATGGAATTCTATTTTATATAATAGAGGTGATGATACAGATTATCAATGGTTAGTTGATAAGGCGTGGATGAACTTTAAATTAGCCAATACCTTACATTGGAAATTTAATATTAATAGTATAAAAAGTGTATCAGGATTATATTATCCTAAAGATGAATTTGATGGAGATTATACTTTACATTCAGATTTTGCCAATGGTGAAGATGAGACGGGTATGGATAAAACAACATATAAACTTAGTGGAATATTATTTTTGAATGATGATTTTGATGGTGGTGAACTTGAAATTTTGACAGGAAAAGTAGAACCAAAAGTTGGTAGGTTAGTTATGTATCCATCATTCGCGGCACATCGTCCATTAAAATATAGTGGTGGTGATAGATTTACAATAATTTTTCTTGTTGAGGGAGATACTTTTGTATAAAAAAATAGTTATATTGTCACATTGGAGAGTTGGTTCAACAAACTTTAAAAAAACTTTAGAACAAATTACAGGTCAAGAGTTTTGGAACGAACCTGATTTTAATAAACATAAGAACACTATTAATTCAATGGGGTTTGAAAAGTTTATGGAAAAAACTAAATGGAAAAGTATGAAATGTGATTACGAAAAAAGTAAAGAGTTTTTACCAGAGATTTTAAATTACGCCGATATGATTTTTTTATTAATAAGAAAAGATATAGATGCACAAATTGATTCTTATTATGAATTATTAGGTAAAGAATTAGATAAGGATGAAATTATTAGAGCCACTCTTGATATGGAATCGGCGGTTGAAACTCATCCTAATCATAGAATATTATATTACGAAGATATGGTTAACTTTTTAAGTAGGAGAGAAGATGAGAGATTTTGATACAGGATGGAAAACAGGACCAGAGTATGATTTAACGAGATTAAAAAATGATTTATTCATGGCGGAAACTTATGGTAAGTATGAGGATGGTGCGTTTGGACACGCAATATCATTACCTGAAAGTGGTAATGAACATTATAATAACCAACCATATACAGGTATAATAAAGAAGACTCCTTATTTTAAAGAGATATATGATAGTTTTCAAACAGAGGTAACATCATTCAGATTGTTAAGAAGAAAGGCGGGAACATCATATGGTATTCACAATGATAGAGATATGGGTGATGATGTAGTGAGATTTCAAATACCGATTAGAACAAATAATCATTGTTGGTTTGCCATTACGGATTTAGAAATGGAAGAAGAGTGGACTGAAGAAAATTCTCATAATTTACGAGATTTTAATAAAAAATTTAAACCACGATTTAAAAATTTTAAAATGGAAGCAGGTTTTATTCATACATTCGATGTAAAATTAAATCATACTATGATTAACGATGGTAATGCTGATAGAGTTACATTATCAATTGATTTGAAAAAAAATAAGTGGGTGGATAAATTTCTTTCTGGTTTCAGAAAAAATTAAACTATTTATATAAAAGGTTTCAAACATGGCACAAAGTCTATTCGACCATATAAAACAAATTACAAATGTACAAAATCCAATGTATTGGGATTCACTCGAAGAGGGTGATAAAAAAACTTGGAGTAATTACATGGTTCATCGTTTTCTTAGTATGAAATCAGATTGGATACAAGTTGTAAATGAGTTACAAAAGTATTGGGAGTTAGCTCCTAAAAATGTATATCAGTTTTACATTGATATAATTCCAAAGGGTAGAACCTTTTTGAAGTACACTAAATCTAAGAAGAAAT